TCACCACTCGGTGCGAGGGGTGTACTCGTGCTCGTGTTTCCCGCTGTGCCCCTTCGGGCGCGTGCAGCGGAGGTGCGTCCCCTGATGCTCGGCCCAGCAGTAGCCGTGACCGAGGATCGGGTCCGGCCGATGGGCAGGCCGCGCAGTTCCCTTCGCCTCGCCGCTCACCGGTGCCCCCTCCGCTTGGCTGCTCGGTCCGCCGCGTACCACTGGCGCAGCAGAGACTTGCCTTCCGGACACGCGCCCTGCCGGTCCGGCCGGCAGCGGCAGCACGTCAGGCTGTGGTCCGCCAGCCTGGTCAACTCCGTACTCGCTGGCTCTATGACGGTCGTCGGTTCGCTCATGGCTCCTGCCTCACCTCGGCCCAGATCTCAGGGGTGCCGCCAGTCGTGCTGCTCCCCCAGTCGTCTGCGTCCTGGAAGAGGGCGATCACCCGACGCCAGCACTCCCAGTCGTCACCGGCCGGCGCCGCGGCAGTTATGCGACTGCCGCCCCGCGCTGGAGTGAGGTGCACAGGAGCGCTCAGGACGTCTTCCAGCGCTGCGCGTAAACCGTCCGCTCGGCGTCCTGGCATGACGAATCCCCGCCCTTGCGTGAGAGGCTGACTCTTGCGCAAGAGTAGACCGGGCCTCCGTACTCTGTCACGTAAGTCACACAGGAAGGGGCACAGGGTGACGACCGATACGCCCAAGTACTTGCAGGTCGCCGACCAGCTCCGCGCCCGGATCCTCTCTGGTGATCTCGCGCCGGGCGATCGCCNCCCGTCCGTGTCCGAGATCGCCGCCGAGTGGGGCGGCAGCAGCAGCCTCGCCACCGCCGCGTACCGCGTCCTCGTCGACGACGGCCTGGTCGTCTCCCGCCACGGGGCCGGCCACTACGTCCGCAGCCAGGAGACACCCGAGCTGCTCATCCGCCAGCACCGGCGCCGCAGCGAAGACTCGCCGTTCGCGCAGGGTGCCGCCGAGCAGGGCGCGGTCGGGACGTGGCGGCACGACTCGACGACCGAGCAGGCCAGCGACACCGTGGCCGCGCGTCTCGGTCTTGAGCCCGGCGCGCCGGTCATGCACACCTCGTACGTCTACCTCGCCGACGAGCAGCCGGTGCAGCTGGCCGAGTCGTGGGAGCCGCTCGCCCTCACCGGCCAGTCTCTCGTCGCGCTGCCTGAGGTCGGCCCGTACGCGGGCGTCGGCGTGGCCGCACGGATGCGGGTGCTGTCGATCGAGGTGGGTGATCCCGTCGAGCGGGTCTGCGCCCGCACCGCCACCCGCGTCGAGGCGCAGGCGCTCGGCATGACGCCGCCCGGCCCGGTCCTCGCGATCGAGCGGACGTACTACGACCAGGCCACCGGCCGCCCCGTTGAGACGGCGGACGTCGTCATGCGGGGCGATCGGTGGGTGTCCGTCTACGGGCAGGCACCACAGGCCTAGCTGGCCGCAGCCCACACGTTGTTCGCGTCCGGCGTGTACCCGGACAGGGTGATCGACGAGGGCAAAGCCGTCTGCCCCGCCGCGCTCCGGCAGAACCGGTACGCCCCAGCGGTGAGAGCCGCGTTGCCGGGAGTGAAGGTCGCGCCGTGCGTCGACCCGCAGGCGAACGACGGGCTGGTCGTTCCGTTGAACAGCAACGCCACGTAGTAGCGGCCAGCCGCCGCCACGTAGGGCGCGGTCAGGTTCATCGTCTTGTTGCCCGCCGAGTTCCACACCGTCGACTGGTCGGCGGTGATCCCGACGCGAGCGCCGGTGGAGTCGTACAGGCCGGCGAGGCACTGGCCCGAGGTGAGCCCGGAGCCAGCTGTGCCGAGGACCGCGTGCACGCGGTTGATCGTCGCGGGCTGACGCAGGACCAGCTCGACGAGGTAGATGAAGCCGGCGGACAGAGCCGTGCCGTTGGCGTTGCACGCGGCCGGGTCCATGGACCAGGCGGTGAGCCCGTGGTCCGCGGGGAACCATGCGTTCACCGCGGGGCCGGCCGGTCCCTGCGGTCCGGTGTCGCCGGTGTCTCCCTTGGGCCCCTGGGCGCCGGTCGAGCCTGTGGCTCCTGTGTCGCCCTTCGGTCCCTGTGCGCCGGTGGCACCCGTCGCCCCAGTTGGGCCGGTCGCGCCGACGGCCCCCGGGTCTCCCTTCGGACCGGCCGGGCCCGTCGCTCCAGCCGGACCGGCGGCGCCCACCGAACCAGCCGGGCCCGGGTCCCCTGCATCCCCCTTCGCACCAGCCGGACCGGTAGCACCGGCAGGCCCCGTGGCACCCGTCGGCCCTGCGACACCCTGCGGTCCCACCGGGCCGGGCGGCCCCGGCACCATGACGTACTCGCCACCGTCGTACCCGGCCGGCGTCAGCTCCGCGATGTCGACCTCGACGAGCGCCGCGGGGAGGGACACGAAGAGGGCGCCCCCGCCCGTCTCGACGCGATACGTCCAGCCCGTGGGGGAGAACCCCGCCGCGTCCGTCGCGACGAGCGTCACCGTCCACTGACCAGCGTCGGTGGGCTGGACGACGACGGGTCCGTCTCCGACGACGACGCCCCAGTCCGCGCCGACGACGGTCTGCGGGACGGGCCGGATCCGTACCGGCAGCGGGCGGCCCGAACCGTCGCCGAGCGTCTGGTGTCCGGTCAGGACGACCGTCTGAACTCCGGGCGGAAACGGCATGGGTCACACTCCAGTTCGGTTGTACTCGTCGACCCTGGCCGGGGGCGCAGGGGGCTCGATGCCGTTGCTCCGCATCTGCGAGCACAGCTCAGACACGTACCAGGAGAAAGCGCGCACCAGTGAGGTCAGGCTGTCGAAGCGGCGGTCCTGCTGCTCGATGCGCCGCTCTAGGCCGGTCCGTATCTCCTTGAAGGCGGCGAGGTCGGCCTGCCTCTGCGCGGGCTCGGCGGCCGCCTCGGCAGCGGCGCGCTGCGCCTCAGCCGTCATACGCGCCGCGGTCTTCGTGGCGCGCGCCGCGAACAGGCCAGCCCCCAGCAAAGCCACCGCGCCGAGCACCGAGCCGACGATCGCAGCCACGACCCCCCAGGCTCCCGTCATCGTCGTGCCTTTCTTGCAGGGCGGGGGACCGAGTACTCGGGCATCGTCGCCAGCAGCAAGATCAGACCGACGTGACCGATGCCGTACCACGCGGCGATAGCCAGGCCGCGCGGATACTCGCCCGTCACCGCCCCCCACAGGAACGCGCTTCCCCATACGAACGGCGGCACGAGTGCTGCCATGAATCCCAGACCGTCTCGCCCTACGCGCAGCCACGCGCAGGCGAACGTGACGATGCCGCAGATGATCCACACGGAGGACCAGCAGCGGATGTCCGCGAACCGCGTGAGCAGGCCCAGCCCGACGGGGCGCGGGTCCGGCTGGAGCGCGTAGCCCAAGCCGAAGCACACCTTGGCCGAGCCGAGCAGGGCGAGGGCGATGCCGCGGCGGCCCAGCGTTTTGCGGAGCCGCCGGGCCGCCGCGCGCATCAGACGCCCGTCGGGGACTTGGGGCGGTTGGGGACCGCGTAGACGATGCCCCACGCCCCGAGGACGGCGAGCGCGATGGTGACGCCCTCGCCGGTGGTGAGGACGTTGTCCTGCACGGCGGTGACTGCGGCCGTCGCACCGGCGGCGACGCCGGCCACGATCGACTTGGCGATGCTGGCGATTCTCATGGTGTTCCTTCCAGGGACGGGACAGGGGGGTGGGTCAGGAGGTGGCCCAGTACGGGCCGGACGCGGCGCGGTGCAGCAGCGCGACCGAGTCGCCGTCCGCCGTCTTCACCCGCAGCTGGAAGCGCAGGTGCTTGCCCGCGGGGACGGTGCCGGACAGGGCGAACTGGTGGCCGCCGCCACCGAGTCGGGGGCCGACTACCTGGTAGGCCGAGGGCGAGTTGCCCGAGGTGTCGGTCAGGTAGAAGCGGCCCTCGACCGTGGTGTCGGCAGGGGCGTCCTCGGCGAGGGTGACGTGCACGAGGGTGTCGTGCGCGCGCGGACCGGAGTGGATCACCGCGTCCTGGAACGCCAGGCCCACCCACTCGCCCGACGGCAGGTCGACATCGGTGGCGTTGGACTCGTTCAGCATCATCGGAGCAGACACGTCAGCCTCCTGGCTGGGGGTCGTCGGGGTGGTCGTGGGCTGCGCAGCCGGGCGCGGTGCGCCCTTCTGCACCCACGCGTACAGGGGACCGCCGGGGCAGTCGGTGGCGTAGCCGTCCCGGTGGCCGCGGATCTCGTTACCGGCGCCGTTCTCGCGGAGCAGCTCGATGCCGTCGCGGATCGCCGAGAGCATGGCGTCGGTCGGCTGCGTCAGGCCCTCGCTGCCGACCAGTCCGACGATCGCGTAGTGCGCGCGGTTCAGGTCCTGGTTGCCGTTCGCTCCGGTGCGCCGGCCGATGCCGCGGCCTTCGAATAGGAACCCATGCGGGCAGGCCGCGTAGTTGTACGCGACGTCGCTGTAGTTCTCCTTCGTGTTCGCCAGGTGGCTGGCCCGTATCGCCTTCCACTCGGCGATGCACGCGGCGTGATCGGAGAGCAGCCGGGTGCTGACCGGCGTCCCCTCGTAGTGGACCTTGACCCCGCGGGTCGTGGCCTGGAACGGGGCCTCAGACTCTGGCCATCCGAACTCGGCGCGTCTCACAAGCTTCATGGTGGTGACCTTTCAGAGGAGTCGTGCGTAGGTGGGTGCGCCGCCGATAGCGCCGCCGCCGCCGAACTTGCCGCCGGTCGACGAGCCGCTAGTGCGGCGGACCTGGAGCTGGACCTTCAGCGAGGCCGACGCCCGATACGGGGTCAGGTCGATCACCGCCGTCGGGAAGACGTACGAGAAGAGCGCCGGCACGGAGCCGGACGCGGCGACTGTGGTCCCGTCGAGGAGGATCTGCCACGCGCCACCGGTGTTCACGGCCGACACCTGGTCCCCTATGAACACCATCCCCATCGACAGCGTGGCCGTGCGTGGGGAAAGGACCGTCTCCCACAGCGTGATGAAGGACGTGCTGTCCTCGTACGGCATCGTGTGCAGCGACGTCGGATAGAACGGCAGCTCGTCCCGCTCCCAGCCCGCCCGGCGCAGCGCAGCCACCTGCGACTCCAGCTGCGCTACCCGCTGCATCAGGTCCGGCGTCCGGACGATCCTCGGCATCACGCCCCCACACAGGTCAGGCGGATCCGCTCGGGCCCGCTGGCTGCCGTGTTCTCGATGCCGACGATCCGCAGCACCGCCGATCGGCCGGCCGGGGACTGCGGCTCGGGGTCGATGACGAACAGCGCCTGGTCCCCGACGGAGTACGAGCCGAACTCGGGGTCGGTGTCCGCGGACACCTCGAACGTGGGCTGAGCCTGCGCCGCCGACTGCGCCTCCAAGTCCGCGTTGGTCAGGCCCTGCACCTGCGTCTCGTCGACCACGTCGTCGTACGTCGCCACGCCTTCGAGGAGCGGCCAGCCGGACGCGATCATGTCGTTGTCGGCCGCGGTCTTCACGATGCGCGCCTCGCCCGTACCGGCGCCCAGCCCGGACATCTCCGTGACCACGGCCGTGCCGTCCTCGGGCCAGTCGTAATCGAGGATCGACCCGTACCCGCCGCCCTTGCTGAAGACGAGGCCCGACTCAGCGGCGGTGCGGCCGCGGCGCGGAAACCAGGTCATGGCTTTCCGGTAGCGGGTGGGCGGCGTCGTGGCCGTGGCCTGCGACCAGCCCACCTCAATGGAGAAGTCGAACCCGTCGTCGGCCGCCGCCAGTTCGCTGATCGCCTTGTAGATCTCCGGGCGCTCGTACTGGTAGTAGGTGACGTTGCGTGTCACCCCGTGCGCGGCGTAGCCGATCTGGCCGAGGTCGATGCCGATCGATCCGCCCGCCTGCTCGGACGCGTACCGCATCAGCGACCACATCACGAACTTCTGGTCGGCGTAGAGACGCTGCGCGGTCGGGCCCGACCCTACGTACGTGGGGTCCGTGATCAGGGACGTGTCCGTGGACAACGTCCGCTTCACGTACCGGTGCTGGAAGTAGGACAGGAACTCGCTGGCCTGGATTGAGCGGCCGCCCGTCGCATTCTGCCGGGTCCAGACGATCCCGCCCCAGACGAGGACGCCGTCGCGGTCCACGTACACGGCGGTCCGGCCCGGAGTGCTCGCGGTCTCCGGATCCAGCGGCAGCGTCTCGCTGTTGTACGGGATCGTCCCCCGCAGCGTGCCCGGCTGGTTGAGGGCGTAGCTGTAGGTGACGCCGGACAGCGGCAGCTCCGCGAGCAGCTGGTCCGTGCGCAGGTCGCAGAACAGGTACGTGTACGTGTGCTGCGTCTGCGGGTCGAAGGGCGTCGTCACGAGGCAGCCTCGTACTGGCCCATGACCGTGAGCCGCATCGTGCTGCCCCACACGAAGGGGGTGAGCGAGTCCACGACACCCGACACGGTGGCGCTGCCGTCCACGCGGGGGCCGGTCATGTGCAGGCTGATGTCCGCAGCGCCAGTGTTGACCTGTGCCATCGCCATCGACGCGCGCTGCCCGTTGCCCGGTTCAATGTGCGCGGTGCCCGCCGGGGTGAGAGCCACCGCCGCCGCCACCGGCAGGGAGAACACCCAGTTGTCCGAGGTCGTAGGCGAGCTGCCGAAGTTCGTGGTCGTGCCGAACGTGATGTCCATGTAGTAGGACACGGCGCGCCCCACCTTGGAGTACCGGCAGTTCACCGCGGCGTTGCCGTACGCGGGCAGGCGCAGGCCGGTCGATGTCGTCCACGTCGGCGTCCACGACGTCCATGCACCCGGGCTTTTCTGCAGCTCGCTGGTAGTGCCGTCGCTCTTCCCGTACAGGACCCGGTCCGTGTCCATCAGGTAGAGGAACTGGCCAACCGCAGGCCGGGCGGGCACAGCTGCCGATGACACCGGCAGCACGCCACCGATCGCACACCCGTATGTGCGGGCGTCCGTGATGTTCCCCGCGGCGACGCTGCTCTGCGACGGGGCGAGCGCGATGTCAGCCAGCACCACACAGTTCGCGGGCAGGGTGCCGCGCACCGTCGCGCCGGCCGACCCCGCGTACGGGCCCTGAATCACCTCCAGCTGCCACTGAGACAGGGCACCGGAGTACTCCGCGTCGTAGACGCTCGCCACGACCGTGTCCTTGCGGTACTGGCCGGCACCGCCCGCAGGCGCGATGTTCAGGGTGACGTCGCCGTCGTTGGCGCAGATGTAGGCGCCCGACCCGCCGGTCTCCCGCTGGTCCACGAACACGGTGCCGCCGGACACGAGCACCGTCATGTTCGGGGTGCCCGCCGCACGGACCTTGAGCTGGTAGTTCTGATAGCTGGGCTTCACGCCCGGCCGGATCCTCAGCGGGGTCGCCTCGTCGGCCGAGTTGCCCGGGTACGCGAGCAGCCCGGACAGGGCGAGCCTGTCGTTCCTCGCAGGGTACGACGGTGCCTGCTGCCAGGCGGGCGGGTTGATGACGGCCATCTCTGGCCCTCCTTTCCTACAGGCTGGTGTCTCGCCAGGTGACGGTGAGCAGGGACGTTTGACCCGGGGCGCCCGCCAGGGCGCTCCCCCGGTAGGCGATCTCGTTGGAGCCGGGCTGGAGCAGGGGCCACACCGACCCCGCGCGCACCCATGAGCGGCGCGGGCTGGAGCCCATGAACAGCACCGCGCGCGAGCGGGTGTCGATCAGGAGGTACTCGCCCGCCTGAAGCGTGGCGTCGATGACGAGGAGCGCTCCCGTGGTGGTCTGCTCGATCGTCGGGTTGGCCACCGGCCCGTCGACCCGCAGCACCGGGTATGCCGGCGCCGCGCCCGCGTTGATGGCGGTCAGCCGTCCGGACGTGCCCGCGGCCCCGTACACGCGGGGGTGGGTCAGCGGGTACGTACGGCCGGCGGACGGGGAGTACGCAGTCGTGGATGCGGACTGCTCGAGCAGGCCGTACAGGTACGGGTCCGCGCAGTACATCTCCAGCGCCGCGTCCCCGATGGACCACAGGTGCTCGGCGTCGTACGGCAGCGACCGCTTCCTGATCTTCGCCCACACCAGCACGCCCTGATCCGGGAACGTGAGCGCGGCCGGTTGCGCCTGCGGCTGCGTCGCCGCCCGCAGCGCCAGCGTCAACGACCTCAGGTCGTCCGGGCTGGACCCTCGCAGCCCCAACCCGATCTGCACCGTCCGCGGGCCCGTGTAGTCGGGCCCGGTGTAGTCGCCGTGCTGGCCCGGCCGGGCCACGTCCTCGGCGCGGATCTCCGGCAGGTCGTCGAGGCCATCCAGCGCGGTCACCGCGTACGGGGTGCCGGGCCCAAACGTCAGCCCGCCCCACGTCACGTTGCCGAGCCGCTGCTGTGGCATGGTCACCGCCCCCCGACCAGGCCCTGCCAGGACAGGGCGCGCAGCATCCCGTCCGGCGTGGCCTCAGTGCTGTAGAGGTTGATCGTGTTGTGCTGGTCGCCGCCGCCTGCGACGCCGTACGCGCCGGCCAGCTGGCCGGACGTCGGTACGGACGCGAGGGCGCCGCCCACCCCGGACGCCGCGTCGAGGACACCGCGCGCCGTGTCCCGCGCCGCAGCGATGACCCGGGCCGCGTTGGCGACGACGCCCCCGCGCCAGCCCTCCATGTCCATCACGCCAATCGCGTGGAACGCGCGGGACGGGCTCTTCGTCTTGTGGACGGCCTTCACCGTCTTCAGCATCTGCTCGGCGATCTTCCGCATCTGCGCCTCGATGGCCTTCTCCTGCGACTTCAGCCCAGCGACCAGACCCTGCGCCGCGCGGATGCCAGCGCCGTACAGGGCATCGCCCACCGTCGCGCCCGTCGCCAAAGCGGACTTGGCCAGCTGCGCCTGCAAGTCGTTGATGCGCTTCAGTTCAGCCGGGGTCGCCTTCGCCAGCGCCGCCGCAGTCGCCGCGCCACCGGACACACCCTTGTCAGCGATTTCCTGGAGCAGGTCCGAGCGCAGCCCTGCCTTGCGCAGCGCGGCCATGTTGGTCTCGAAAGCCTTCGAAGCCTTCAGCGCCTGCTGGAGTCCCACCGTGATGGCCGACACCGAGTTCACATCGGCGTGCCCGCTGGTGATGTCGGCCTCGGACAGGATCCCCGAGGAGATGTCCGACGACGCTTTCGACCGGGCCTTGACCAGGTCGTCGAGCTTCTTCTGCGCGGCGGCCAGGTTCTTCAGCACGCCGTCCCGCTTGGTCACTTCCTTCTGGAGTTCGGCCGTCGCCCTCGCCAGCGTTCTGCCGTAGCCGCTCTTCACGTTGGCGGGGAGCGCCTTCGTGATCGATGCCAGCCGCGACCGCAGCTTGGCCGTGGTCTCGTCGATGCCCCTGATGAGGCCCTCGATGATCAGCCGCCCGGCCGGGGTCAACAGCTTGGCGTCCTTAGCCGGCGGCCCCTTGACCTTCGGAATCATGTCGGTGATCGAGGCCAGCTTCGACGCCAGCGCACCGATCTGCGACTCGACTCCCGCGATGAATCCGCGGATGACGGACACGCCAGCGTTGTAGAGGACGTTGCCGCTCCCGGCGAGCGCCGACTGCGCCCGGCTGGGAAGGGAATGGATCGTGGCGACGGCGGCCGCAATCTTCTGCTGCGTAGCCGCTACGAGTTGGGCACCGGCCCGGTTCGCCGCCCCTTGCAGTACGGCCGGCAGCCCGGCCGTGGCCGACTGCACCCGGCCCGGCAGCGACTGGAAGTAGCCGACGATCGACTGGATCATGCCCCAGAAGTTCTTGGCGGTGTCGATCGCGTACCGGGCCAGGGCCTGCGCCGCGTTGAGGGCGGCCGTCTTCGCGATCTCCCACGCCTGGCTCCAGTCCCCGCGCAGCAGGGCAGCCACGACCTGAACCGCTGGCACCACCGTGTTCATCAGCACCGCAGCCAGGCCCGTGGTGAGGATGGAGACGATGCTGCCGACGACGCTGATCAGCTTTGTCAGCACCGGCATGAGAGCTGAGAACAGCTGCTCCTGGAGCTGCGCGAACGCCTCGATGACCGGGGCGAGCGCGGTCATCAGCGCGCCGATCGTCGTCCCCAAGCTGATGAGGGACGGAGCCAGCTGGACGAGGATTTTGCCGAGGAGCGTGAGGAAGAAGACCAGACGATCGGCGATCAACGCGGCCAGCGGTTCGACGATCGAGGGCAGAGCAGCGAGGATCGGCGCGAGCGTCGCCTGAAGGATCCCGGCCACCTGCTGCACGACGGGGGCCAGCGCCCGGAACGCCACCGAGAACGCGGCCAGAAGCGGCGTGATCGCAGGGAGCAGCGCGGCAACCAGCTGGCCGATGACCGGCAGCAGCGGGGCCAGCGCGGTCAGCAGACTGCCCACCGCGCCAGCGGCCTGCGTCAGGACCGGGCCGAGTGCGCCGATGATCGGCTTCAACCCTGCGCCGAGGGCGGTCACCACCTTCTGGATGGGCGGGCCGAGTGCGGTGATGACGGGTGCGATGCCGCTGAGAGCCTGTCCGAGGAGCGGGGCAACGGTGGCGCCGACGGTGGCCATCGTCTGGAACAGGGTGCGCAAGGCGGTCTGGATGCCCTTGCTGTTGATGATTTTCGCGATCTCGCCCGTGACGTCCCGCAGGACGGTGATCAGGCCGCCGCCGCCGGCAGGCACAGCGTTGAAGATGCCGCCGATGATGTGGCCGACGTTCGCGCCGACGGTGAACAGCTGGCCCAGCAGGCCGATCGCCTTCTCGATCGCCGCCTGCATGGAGCCCGACGCGAACGCCTTGCTCAGCCGGTCACCGATCCCCTTCCCCGCAGCGCCGGCCTTCGCCGTCAGAGCCTCGAAGGAGGGCCCCGCAGCCGCCGCGATCTGCCCCAGCGCCGTGACCGCCACGGCCGGAAGACCGGAGAAGTTCTTCAGACCCGTCGACGCCGAGCCGAGGGCCTTGCCCAGGGTGCCGCTCTCGCCGAGACCCCGGGCCGCGGTGAGGACGCCCGAGCCCATGGTGTTCAGCGAGGCCGCCGACGAAAGGAGGTTGGTGCGCAGCACGGGCAGGACGCTCTTCGACGTCCGTTCCAGCTGGTCTCCCAGCCCCTTGAAGACCCGGTCCTGCACGCTCTGCTGAAGACGGTGAAGTCCGGGCGCCGCCTCATGGATGGTGGTCGCGAACTTCCGCGCCTCAGGGGAGAGCTTCTTCAGCGACTCCTGAAAGTCTTTCGTCTTGCTCGGGTCGAGGGCGGCGGTGAGCGCATCCTGCATCCCGACCGCGGCCAATTTCACTGCGCCCGACGCCAGCTGGACCGCGACCATGCCGGTTACCGCGACCCCGGCCGCCGGCGCCACGTTCTCGAGCGTCGTGACGACCGCGGCGGCCGCCGGGACAGCGGCCCCGAACGCTGCGGTCGCCTTGCCCACGGTCGCGGCTACACCGGCGATCGGCCCGGCCATGCGGCCCATGCGGCCGAGGAGCCCGGTGAAGCGGCCCACCCGGTCCTCGTCCACGTCGACGTCGATACGGACGTCGGTGTCGTCCACGCGTCGGGCAGCCGCCCGCAGTTCCTCCAGCTGCCGCGCCGCGGCCGCCGTCGCCGCGCGCACGTTGATGTCCGGGTGCTCGTCGCCGATTCGCTGGAGGTGAGTCTCCAGCTCTTCCAGCTGGCGCAGCGCGTCGGGGACGGAGATGTCCACGCCGATGCGCTGCGCGTCCAGCTGTGACAGCTGCCGGTGCACGCGGGCGAGGTCGCGGTCCAGTGGTTCCGAGTCGCCGTCGATGGTGACCTGCGGCAGATGCCGCAGCAGGTCGTCGAGCTGACGGTGGATGCCGTTGCCCAGCGCCGAGCCCATGGCCGAGCCCTGCCGGGCAGCATCCCCGACCGCCCCGGACACGCCGTCGAGGTTGACGTTCAGGTGCGAGACCAGGTTCGGCAGGTTGATGTCGTCGGCCACAGGTCACCCCCTCTGCATGGCCACCATTTCGAGCGGGCCGAGGCCGGACTGCTCGGGCTGGGATCGGTTGCCGCCGGTCTGATGGGCGGCCTGGTGCTCGTCAGCCAGCGTCATCAGCTGGCAGAGCGTCATGTCCCAGAAGGTGTCGGGAGAAATGTGGAGGGCACCGACGGCGAGGTAGTAGAGCTGAGACCAGGGGAAACCGTCTCCACCGTCGCCCCCGCCGGGGCGCCGTCGTTTCCCCCCATGGCCTCCAGCGCCTTCGAGAACGCGGTGTTCCACGCGTCCACGTAATCGCCGAGGTGGCCGGGGTGCAGCAGGTCCGCGAGGTCCGCGCCGTCCGTACGACGCCGGTACGTGATGTCCCCCGAGATGCGACGCTGGCCCTTCGCGTCCTGGTGCTCACGGAAGTGCGGCTCGAACCCACCCGGTCCGAGGCAGCCTGCGCCGACCAGCTGCACGATCGGCCCGTACGCGGCGCCCTTGCCCGTGCCGTCGATGGCGTCCTGCACCGCGACGACGGACCCGTACCGGGCCTCCAGCAGAGCGATGGCGCGCATCGGGTAGCGCAGCGAGACAGACGTTCCGTCGGTGAGAGAGATGCTCGCGCCGCTGGCGAGCAGGTCAAGTCCTGCGGTCATGGTGATGTCCCTACGTGAGTGCCGGGGTTCGGCCTGCGGATGAGGGGAGGTGGACCGGGGCGGGCGCGCTGAGCGGGACGCGCCGGCCCCGGGGCCTTATGCGATGACGGCCGCGGTCTCGTTCAGGACGATCGACACCCACTTGCCGTTGGCGATGAGGGGCTCCGCGTTCGCAGTGAAAGACGCGATGCGGTAGTCCTCCTCGCTGAAGCCGAGGTCCGGGAAGGACGCCAGGGTGAGCTTGTGCAGGACGACGTGCATGTCCCCGCCCACCAGGTCGACACCGCCGGCCGGGGTGACGCCCTCCAACTTGAAGGGCGGCAGGGTGGCGTTCGTGCCGGACAGGTCCCACGTCGACACCTCGGTCGAGCCGGTGCCCGAGTCGGTGACGGTGCCGCCGAGGATGGCGACCAGGACGTCGAGCGACAGCTTCGCGTGGGACACGGACGCCTGCACGTTCGTCACAGCCGAGTTGGAGGCCAGGAGCGTGTTATCCCCTCGGAGGGACTTCACCTCGACGTCGCCCGAGATCTCGATGGACTTGATGCCGGGCACGTCGATAGGCGTCCCGTACACGGCCGGGCCGCCGGACGGGTCGGCGGTCAGCGCCGAGATCTTCGCGTCCTGGATGGCGTAGACCTTGGTCACGCGGGAGATAGGCATTGCGGTTTCCTTCCTGGTGCCGGGGTCCGGCTCATCTTCAGCTCTCGGCGGGCGGGGTGTCCGGGGTCGGGGTGGGCGAGAGGACGGTGCCGAGCACCGAGCCCGGCAGCAGAGCGGCGAGCGCCTCGTCCGGGGTGCCGGCGGCCTGCCTCGGGATGGTGGAGTCCACGACCCACCAGGTGGTCCCGGGCCGTCCCTCCTGCGGGTAGACGATCGCTGCGCCGTCCGTGAGGGAGGCGTCCTGCGGGACGACGAGGAGCGGGTCTCCGGGGGTGGGCGGCCAGGCCGGGCCGAGGTAGGAGACGACGTCCTCGCGGGGCAGGGATATGTACACGGGGTCGCTCATGTCGGGGTCACCTCGGCGGAGAGAAGGGTTCGACGCACCTGCACGGTGATCGAGTGCCTGACGCGGTTGTCGGCGATGGGGATGCGGTCGATGTCCTGCAACGTGACAGCGCGGACCCGGGCCGGGTGCGCGGGGAGGGTGCAGCCGTGGAGGGCGCGGCCGATGCTCTCGGCCAGCCCGTACCGCTCGGTGACCTTCGTGGTGCGCTCGCCGGTCTTCACCCTGGCGCGCTGCACCAGGTCGATGACGACGGTCTCCAGGATGTCGATGTCTGCGGCCGGGTCGCCGAAGTCGCCCGCGGCCCGCACGTCGCGGGCGGCGGGCAAGCCTTCCTGGACGACGATGTACGGCTCGGCCTGTCCCTCGCGGGGCCCGTCGCGGAAGACGGGCACGTGCAGGCTGAGAGACTCCAGGTACGCCTTGATCGCACCGGACGTTGAGGCGGCCATCACGCCACCACCCATCGGCCGTCGCGCACGAATCCGTGGTCCCCGCAGCGCAGACACAACACGGACGGAGACAGGGTCAGCGGGGCCCAGGACTCGACGGACCACATGGCCTTGCCCGGCTCGATCTTGCGAGCGGTCGGGCTGTCGAAGGTGACACCGCCCGCACACCGGTCGCCTTCCGGCGTGAGGTGCTCAATGACTGCGGCATACCGCTCCACGTCTGGAACGTCCGAGACCTGAGGGTTCAGGTCACGGTCGGGAGCCCAGCGCAGGAACTGAAGACGGTGATCGTGCCCGAGGTCGATTACGTCGCTCATCAGCGCCCCCGTCCGATCTGCGAGGCGTGCGCCCGCCAGAAGATCTCGGTCATCTCGATCGCCGGGCGAAGGAACGGCTGCGCCCGGGTGCCCGGGTGGTTGACCTGCGCGACCGGGTGAGCAGCGCCCGGCCAGTAAAGGGCCTTCTTGTACTTCGGCTTGATGACGTGCGGGCTGGTGCCGTACTCGACGGCCGCCGCATAGTTCACGTTCGAGCCGACGACGTAGCCAAGGTTCCGGCCGCCGCCCTCCGTCCGCGACACGATCGACGACCGCAGCCGGCCGGTGTCCACCGGGGCCCGGCGGCGCGCCTCGTTCTGCACGTCGATGCGGGTCCGGTCCACGGCGCGCGCCACGTCGTCCGACATGCGGCCGAAGAAGCGGCGCAACCCTCGTTCGTACTGGCGGGTGTTGATGCTGGCCGAGATCTGCGTCCCCATCCGCAGCGACACCGACGCCCTGGCGCGGACCATCACACACCGCCGATCAGCGAAGTGCCACGGTTCAGGTAGCCCGCCAGCAGGGCGTCGACCTGCGTCGATCCGGTCGACGACGACGGCTCGACGACGTCCGACGACGGGCCGTCGTCCGTGTCCTCGATGGCGACGTTGTTGCCCTCGTCGTCGACCTGTAGGGCCGGGTCCTGCTCGGCGTCCGCATCGGACGGCGCAGCCTGCGCCTGGAGGTGCGCGGCGAGCAGGGCACACGCCTGGCTCACGAGGAGCGGCGCCGCGTCGTAGCCGAACGAGCCGGCCACCTTCACTTGCTCCGCGCCCCACCGCTCCCACAGTCCGAGCCAGCCCCCGTTGTATGACTCGGCCCCCACCACCAGGTCGTCCCAGCCACCCCACGCGAGACGTACCGAGTCGACCTGGCCGAGCACCGCCGAGGAGGTGACCCGGTAGGCCGTGGCTGGGATCGACGGCCCGTCGTCGGCCTGGAGTACGGGCATGACCGAGGTGACCGTGCGGACGCGGCGCGGGAGGATGACCAGTCCACCCGCGCCCACGTCCGCCACCACCACCAGGTCAGTTGGCTCGAAACACTGCTGCGTGTACCGGTCGATCCGCTCGCGGGCAGCGGCGATCCACGCGGCGACCTCGGCACTCGTGCCTGTCACGCCCGCGTCTCTCGCCTGCTGCTCGGAGCAGTACGGCATCCGTCAGCCCTCGTCGCTCTCGTCGGCGGCCTGCTCCGACTGGGCGTCTGCGGCGTCGAGTTCCTTCTTGACGCCGTCGGTGACGACCTGTCCCTTGGCGACGATCAGGCGGGCGTAGCCGCCCGGGTGCGTGTGCACTACCGGCCCGGTGGGCTCGCCCGTGCCGGTCGCGTCGAGCGCCCGGAACGCGTCCTCGGGTGCCGTCTGGCCGACGTCCCATCCCTGGCCGGCCGCGTACTCCTTCGTGCGGATGGCGGCCGGGTTCGGCTGCTGCGGGAGGTCGGCCGCCGTGTCGACGGTCTCGTTGGTGGGCTTGCGTGCTGCCATGTCAGCTACCTCCGATGACGCCACGCGTGCGGAGCGCGGCAAGCAGGGCGTTGTACGCCGTGGTGACTGCGGCGAGGTCGGCGAACGTCGTGCCCTGGTTGTTGATCGTGGGCTTCGACGTGCCGTCGAGAAGGGCCGGGGCGCTGCCGATGACGCGCAGCACCTCGGTGTCCTGGGAATCGGTACGGGCGGCCGCGCTCTTGGTGAGCGTGACCTGCTTGACGACGCCGCCCATTACGGCAGCGCCGCGAACGTGATCTTGACGAACGCGGCCGGGGTGTGGACCGCGACGTTCGCCCGACGCTCGGCGAGGATGACCAGCGTGTTCGCGGTGAAGTAGTCCGCGTGGCTGTCGGTCATCAGGATCGTGACGCCCTGCCGCTCCCACAGCGTGGCGCCCATCCGGAACCCGCCGAGGAGCGCGGTGCCCGCGGTCATCGCGACCGAGGTCACGACGGTCAGGCCCCAGATACGCATCGGCGCGCCCGAGTCGGTGACCGACGTGATGACGCGGAACTGGCCGTTCGCGTCGGTGTCCAGCTCGATGTCCTGCCAGTCGAGCGGGTTCATCACGATCGCGTCCGGCGGGTACAGCGCGAGTTCGCCCTGCGTCTTCGCCTTGCGGACCGTGATCAGTTTGGCGTCCGTGTTGCCCGACCCCGGCTGGTACGTGCCGATGCCGGACGTCGTGAGGATGCCCTGCATCTGCGTGGTGCCGTTACCGGTGAGGATCTCCCGGTCCAGCTTGTACTCCAGGCCGTACGTCAACCTCCCGTTGATGTAGCCCATCAACTGGCTGTTGTCGTCGGCGGCCTGCCTGGTGATGGGCACCCAGTGCGCCACCGTCTTGAGCGTGGTGGTGATCAGGTCGAAGGAGAACGGGCCGCTCTTCGGCTTGTCGCCGCCCTCGGCCACGACCGCCGCCGCGTTCCACGTCGACTGCGGGCCGGACGTGTCCCGCATGTACTCCAGCGTGGTGCCGTCCGACGTCTGCCGGTCCAGCAGGTTCGCGATGAGCAGCGGGAAGTCGGGGTTCTGGGGGAGGATCCCCGGCACCCGCGTGTTCTGCTGCGGCTGCGTTCCCGTGGTCACGGTCCCGGACGGGGCCGCCCGGAACTCGGCGCCATCGACGCTGAACTGCCCCCGCTTGCCATTGGCGCGGAAGCTCTCCAGCGCCTTAGACCGGACGAACGCCTCGGCCACGGTGAGCGGGTGCTCGTTGCCGTGCTCGTCGGGGCCCATGCCCGGTTCCTGCCGGCGCTGGCCGCCCTGAGGCTGCGGGTCACCGGCAGGGAGCTGCGCGGCCTGGAGGGCACGGAGACGGGCGTCGCGCTGCTGCGCCTGCTCGATCGCGGCGGCCACCTGGTCGGCGCGCTGGAGCAGTTCGGCGACGTCGCCGTCGTAGTCGGGGTCGGCGAGGAGGCGGGCGACCTCGTCGCGCTGCTCCGCAAGGGTGGGTGCGCCGCCCTTGATGGGGTAGATCGGTCGGCCGTCACGGCGACGACCGATGGGGCGGATCTTCGCGAAGTTGGACACCGCGAGTCCTCTCGGTCCGTGGACGGCGTGCAGCCGCCCATGCGTCATGGGTGCTGCGTCCGTCTGTCACGGCCGGTGGAACGCGCCCGGCAATGCACTGGGCTTTTACGTCCGGTCAGTGCGGCCCGGATGGGTGGAGGGTAGATCGATTCGGGGAGTGCGCGAGCGTGGGGTCTGCAATCCGCATCGGACGGGTGTCTACCTGCGTCGTCGGCGGGCGCGACGGGATCGGTTCGGCAGGCTGCGGTAGGCGGTCTTGCGGGACCAGCGGCGGGCGAACGGCTGCCGGGTGGCGAACGCCCACCGCCACTGGGCCCGGGACCGGAAGCGGCCCATCACCGGGTCGAGGTCTGGAGCATCAGCAGGGCCGCCCGGCGCTTGCGTCGGAGCATCTCCTGCTCGTGGGCGAGGGCCGAGTCCCGGCCGTGCTCGCGGTCGTACTCGGCCAGCCGCTCGGCCAGCGTCGGCTCCCCCACCGTGTCGGTGTACAGGGCGCCGAGCGCGCTGCGGACGACCTTCAGCTTGGAGCCGGGGACGGCCGCCATGCGTGCGGTGATCTGCGAGACCTCGACGAGCCGGGCGGAGCGGATGTTCTCCAGGACGTCGGCCCGGTCCTCGTCGCCCATCTCAGCGAGCTTCTTCCACTCGGGGAGGTCGGTGCGCACGAACCCCACGCTGAGTTCCCGGGCGCTGCCCGAGCGGGCCATGGCGCGCTTGTCGCGGCCTGCCTGAGTGTCGTCGTACGCGCCTGCGATGTGCAGGTGGTTGGGCTGCTCGTCGGCGCGGAAGGTGCCGATCGGGTCGTACGGGCTGTGCATGAACAGGTAGGCGTAACTCCCCTTGTCGATGCCGCGCTTGAAGACTCCCGGATGGAAAGTGGTGCCGTAGCTGTCCTTCTTCCCGTACTGGCAGGCCACGCCGTCGAAGGTGCCGTCCTGCCCCTCGTCGACACGGAACTCGTGCTGCTCGAAGACGCGGAACTCGATCTCGGTCATGTGCTGTTCCTCCTCGCGCGGCACCGTCGGTTGCCGCAGTCGATCAGGTTCGGGTCCGTGTGGGCGTCCGTGAAGCTGGCCGGGGCGGGGGAGACTCCCAGTCCTAGCTCCCGCTCAAGTCGGGCCGTGGTGACGTACGCAGCCCGGTCGTGGGTCTCGCAACGGCCAGCGATGGCGCGCAGTAGCCACTTCACGGCCGCCCCTGCTTCGCTGCCTGTGCGGCGGCGTGCGCGGCGTACTGCTCGGCGACCGCGTCCATCAGCGGCCGGTGGGCGGGCGACAGGTTCGGGGCGTAGCGGTAGACCGCCGTCGTGCCCTTCATCCCGTCGTACTCGTAGGTGATGCGCGGATCGTGCGCGGGGAACGACAGCAGCTTGGGGAGGTCGCCGTTCGCGTCGGGCCGGACGGCACCGTGCTGCCCGTCGTACGGGCCCCGGCGCACCTCCCGGAGAGGGATGCCCGGCGGGCGGTAGGCGTCCTTGTACTGGAGGTATTCGGCGGCCTGGAGGACGCAGGCGACCTCGCCCCGCAGCAGGGTCGGCATGGTCAGGACTCCCTCGTGGTGGCCAGCATGCGGGTGTGCGCGTCGACCCGCGCGTACTTCTCCTCGGTGTTGTGGCCGTCCCACGTCCCCATGCCCACCGTGACGTGCTGGAACAGGTCCAAGTCGTCCGGGCCGATGTGCCACGACACCTGACCGGTGGGGAGGTCGATGAAGATGACGGGCCAGTCCGGGGCGTCCGGGTCGGCTCGGTATACGAGGATCGACGGGTACGCGGCGGCGAGGTGCGCCACGAGGTGGGCACGCTCGCGGTACACGATGTCGAGCGGGTTGGGCGGGGCCATGGTCAGGACTCCTCGAAGGTGAAGGTCAGCGCGCACCGGCACTGGATGGACTGCGCGGCCGGCGCGGTCGGATCCGCCGGCCACCGGGACTTGGTCAGCTCGAACCGCTTGTTCATCGGCGCGCTCTTGCCGTTCGCAGAGCGGTGCGTCGGCCGCGTCCGCTTGTCGTCGGTCGACACCCACGTCTTCGTCGTGGCGCCCGAGTCGAGGGCAGCCAGGAAGCTGGCCTGGTTGTAGCCGCCGACGGTCTCCGTGCGGGCGATCATCGTGGCCCGGTAGTCGGACAGGTTCGTGAACACCCGCTGCAACCGGGCGCGCAGCTCAGGGATGGACTCGCCCTCGGCCACGCCGTGCGCCAGGATCTGCGAGCGGAGCACAGCCTCCGTCGTCGCCGTCACTTGTCCGGCCAGCTCTTCCACGCGGGCGTCCAGCGCGTCAGACACGGTCGGCTCCGCGAGGTCAAAGTCCGCGGTGATGCTGGCCCCGCCGCGCTTCCACGCCCGCTCCACGAACGGCCGCAGCACCTCGCCCGTGCGGCGCCGCCAGTACCGCGGGTCGAACACGTCCCGCGCCCGGATGCGCTCCTCCCACCCCTCGGGCCCGGTCGCCACGTCCATGTCGGTGAGGCGCGCGGCCGGCACCAGCTCGGGGTCGGGCGGGGCGAGCGTCAGCGTCTGCTCGCGGGCGAGGGCACACGACTGGTCTCGTACCTCGGCGAGCCACGCGGCGGACCGCTCGGGCTTCTTCATCAGCCGGTCGAAGTCGCGCAGCACGCGCTCCCGCTGCTCCCGGGCGAGGGCCTGCACGGCGCGCCGGCCTGCGCCCTCCAGGTCGTCGTATGCCGCGTTGATGTCCGCGATCGACGGCGACGACGGGGTGTCGTCGGCGCGCGTCAGCTCGGGGCGGCGGGGCGTCGGACGGCCGTCGATCTGCGTCGGAGCCGCGCCGAGGATCCTCGCCAACGCTGCTTCCACGGCACGCTCGACGACGTCCCCCATGTCCGGCGACGACGGGAGCAGACGGGAGAAGTCGGCATCCCACGACCGCGCCGCGTCGGCGCCGGGCGTGCCTTGCACGGGCGCGAACTGCGCCCGGTAGGGGGTGAGAGTGTTCTGTCCGATACCGCCCGGCAGGGGGTCATAGCCGAGTTCGGCGCGCGCCTCGTCGATCATCAGGGTGTCGCTGTAGACGCTGGCCCGCGTCCGGTTGGCTACCGAGTCCTGCGCCTCCTGAAGCGCAGGCACGGCCGACAGATCGAACTCTGCCTCCTCGGCGTCGTCCGGCAGCATCCGCAGGTCGATCTCGGAGCCGATGACTTCCAGCTTCGCGGTGATCGTGTCCGACCACAGGGTCGCCCGAGCCGCCGCCCGGTTCTCGTACGTCGTGCCCGCCGCGAGGTAGTCGTGCGGGACACCGAACGCGAGCATCACTTCGGCACCGTTGGCCATCCGCGATTCGAGGTAGTCCATCTCCTCGGGCGTGAACCCGAGCCGCTCGTAGGCGATCCCTCCCCCGGCCCCGGCACCGCCGCCCGGGGCGGACCGCACGAGGAGATCCCGGCCGGCGTTCTGCGGGCCCTGCATGCTGGACCGCCACGACGCCTTCACCGCGTCGAACTCCCGCTGCTCCATGTGCCCGAGGTAGACCACGCCGTTCGGGCGGGCGCCGTTCTTGTACGACTGCTTCTGCCACTCGCGGGCGTAGGCGTCCATGTCGACGGCGTGCCGGGCGGCGCGCCACGGGGGCAGGCAGCCGAGCGGGTCGTACGGGTGGGGGTAGCGCAGCCACAGCATCTCTTCGGGCAGGACAGGGACCTGTGTGCCGTCGGCGCGGCGGATGACGAACCCGATGACGTTGGCCGTGGTGGGGCGCTGCGCGATGGGCTTGTCCACGATGACGTCGACCTGGTCGAAGACGAGATGCATCTCGCTGACGTCGCCCTGCCCGGTCTCGCCGCGGTCCAGCCATACGAAGGCCTGGCCGGCCAACTCCAGCTGCTGGAGCAGCAGGGACTTGAAGACGCGCGCGCTCATCAGCGGGTTGGGCCGCTTGTTGAACAGGTGGGCGACCTGGTGGCCCTCGATGGCCTCGCCGTCCGGGCGGCGCACGACCAGCGGGACGGATGATCCGTTGTCGGCGATCGCCGCCACGCACCGGTATGCCACAGCCGAGTTGGCGTAGCCGCGTGCCTCGGCGTCCAGCGCCATGGTGAGGGACTGCTGCCCGCCCACCGAGGCGACGGTGATGGGGATGCGGTCCCGGAGCGTGTCGAGGCCGAGCCCGGCCCGGGTCTCGGCGGCCCGGCGCAGCGCGCGGTTCCTGTACTGGCTCACGTCGTTCCTCCTAGGCGACCGCGGCGAGGTTGCCCGCAGGCGCGAGCATGAGATCGGTGAGGGCCCACACGTACGCGTCCAGCCGGTCGGGGCTGGAGTCGCCGGGCACCCACGTGGTCAGCTGCTCCTCCAGCTCAGGCAGCGAGCCGACGATGTGTGCGGAGCCCTGCTCGGTGAGCGCGGCCACCGGCTCCGCGCGGGTCACCTTGCCCCTGCTCGCGGTGACGGTCCGGTAGTTCACGGTCGGGTCGATCTGCCGAATGACCGTGCCGATCCACTCGCCGCCGTTGTTGACCTCGGCGACGATCGCGTCGGCCCGGTGCTCGTGGTACGCCCGGATCGCCCGGCGCGCGGCCTCGACGGGCGGCATCCGCCCGGACAAATCGTCGAGGGCGTAGCCGTGCTGCCGCTGGAAGCCGTTGACGTCGGCGATGTACTGCGCGCCGCGTCCGGCCACGACGATGCCCATCTCGTCGGAGTCGTCGTGCGAGGTGGCAGCCGGGTCCATGGCGACGACGACGCTGGCCAGCGGGGGCCGCGCGCCGACGCGCGCCTTGTCGAGCCCGTCGCGGGACCAGAGGGCGCCCTCGATGTCCTCCAGCAGGATGCCGTCCAGTTCCTGCGCCTCGGTGCGGGTGCCGGCGTACTTGGCGATCAGGTGGAGGCGCTGTTCCTCGGGCAGGTGGATCGCATCCCGGGTGCGGCCGCGTGTGGTGGTGACCTTCGGGTCGCGGGTCAGCTCGATCAGCTCGGTGCGGGGCTTCGGGGTGGTGGACCCGATGTAGTGCGGGTTCGTCCCGAGCCTGAGGCCCATCTCGCTGTGGGTGATGGCGTCCTTCAGGCGGCGCATGGCGGCGACCTCCTCCATCCAGACGAGGCACCGGTTGCCGCCGGCACGGAGGCGCTCGACGTCGTCGGGGGTGTGCGCGCCGAAGAGCTTCGCCTCGGCGCCGTTGGGCCAGCGCGCGAAGGTGCCGCCGGCCGTGGTGCGCAGGACGACGCGCGGGTCGTGGGCGCGCAGCCCGGACGGGCCGTTGACGCAGGCCTCGACGGCGTCGCCCTGAGTGGGGGCGATGATGGCCATACGGTGCCCGCCGCGCAGCCGGGGGTCGCATGGCGGGCCGTTGACGTGGGCGACCATGAACCGCGCGCACCCGTCCGTCTTGCCGGTGCCTCGGCCGCCGAGCTGCAACCACCAGCCCAGCGTGGGGATCGCCGGGGGCGGGACCTGCCACGGGTACGGCTTCCACTTCCCCCAGCGCTTCGCCCACAGCCGCTCGGCCAGTTCCTGCTCCAGCAGTTCCAGCTCGGCGGGGCTCAGCCCGGCGAGGCGCTCGTCGAGGTCGGCGGGCGCGGTCATGTGTCGTCCAGCGCGGCCAGCTCGTCGGCGAGCGCCTTCACGCGGGCGGTCATCTCGTCGGTGACCGTGACGTTCGCCTTGACCGGGGCGTACAGGCCGAGCAGCTTCGCCTCGTGGTCCATCGCCCGGACGATGGCCTCGCCCGCCTTCGGGGCGTGCATCCCCCCGGCGCGGACCATGGGCATCAGCCCGTCGATGACCTGCCGGCAGGTGGCCAGCTGCTCCCCGACGTACGCGCCGAACGACTCGGCTGCTTCCTGGTGGAGGCGGGCGCGGCCGCGCTTCCACGCCATGTAGGTGTTCTTGACGTCGGCGCCGATGCGGTCAGCGATCTCGCGGAACTCCAGGCGGTCGCGGGTACGCAGGAGCATGACCTCGTCCTCGCGCTGCCGCGCGATGTCCGCGTTCTGCTTGGTCGCCACTCCGTCACCTCCCTGGCCAGGACGGTACGGATTTCGGGCGCGGCAGGATCTTGGGGGCTGCAATCCGCAGGGGACGACGACGCCCCGACGACGCTGGTCGACGGGGCGGTGTGCGGTGCGGAGGGTCAGCAGGCGTCGTACTTCCAGGCGCCGCCCTCCAGCGCCCACGGCTGCTTCGTCTGGTCGAGCTTGGGCAGGCCCTTCACCTTGTACGTGGCCCGGCCGAGCCCGCCGGCCACCTCCGCGTGCACGTCCGTCGCCGGGTGGTCGGGCCCGTAGTCCTTCGCAGCCTGCTCCAGGATCCCGCGGTACATGGCCTTGTCGATCTGCTTGGTGCAGCGCGCGGACAGCATGCCGTATCCGGTGTCGACGTCGGCGGCGAAGTAGGCGGCGGTGTAGACGGCGACGGCGGCGGCCAGGTCGTCGCCCTTGTGTTCGGCGGGCACGGACACGGTGGGTTCGGCGGCCGGGGTGCCGGTGTCGCTGGCGGGTGAGGCGGTCGCTGTGTCGCTGCTGCTGCCGGATGAGCAGGCGGTGAGCGCGGCGAGGAGCAGGGCTGTGGTGGTGATGGTGGCGCGGGTGCGCATGGTGGTCCCCCTGGGTGGTGGTGCGTGAGGGGGCATGCTGCCACGGTGGGGATGCGGAAGGCCCCCGCCGTGGGGGATTTCGGCGGGGGCCTGTGACTAGTCTGCGACGGGGGTGTGACAGCCGGGGGTCAGCGCTGGCGCTGCTCCTTCGGCTTGCCGGGGGTGGGCTTCTGGGGGGCGGGGAAGTGCCCGCCGCGCGAGGCCTGGTAGGTCGTCTCGTGTCCCGTCAGCCGGGGGTCGGTGGGCTCGATGGGCTTCTTGAATCCGAGTGCCATGATGGCGGTCCTGTCTCCTGGTTGGGATGGGACCGGGGCGGCCGGTAGCTGGCAGGCGCGGGCCGCCCCGGGGCTTCAGTCGTGCGTCTCGTCGGCGGTGCGCTCGATGTGCACGTGGGTGTAGTTCGGCCGGTCGGGCGTGGCGCTGGTGTAGATCAACATCCCCTTCTGGATTTCGAGAGGGGTTGCGCTGAGCGGTTCGTGACCTGCGCATTCGCGGCACGAGGGGCGGTCCACTCCCGGTGGGGGAGGGGCGGACGAATCGGACACGCGGCGGGCGCAGCGCCACAGAGCGACCGTCCCCGCGACGACCACGCCGAGCACGCCCACCGCCTCGTCGACTGCGAACGCGGCGCCCACCACGACGGCCGCCAGGACGACGAGCACGCACCCGCCGGCCGCCCGCGACGGCTCCTCCTCGGCGGGCATCAGAACGTCCCGTACACGCGGTCGCCGACAAGCGAGGCGGCCGTGGCGAGCGGCACCGCGGCGAACCCGGCCACGCCCGCGCTGGTGCCGAGGCAGATGCCGCACCAGCCGCCGCGCTTCAGCTGCTGGCCGTGCTTGGACTTCTTCGCCGCGGCGATGAACGCGACGGTGAGGATGAGCACGATGCCGAGCCCGGGGCCGGACAGGGGGACGAACTGCTGGGTGCTGGCCGAGCGGCCGCCCTGCCCGCCGACGCCCCAGACGAGGGCGACGTCGCCGAGCCAGTTGGACAGTCCGAGGACGGTGCCGGAGACGAGGCCGACTAGGCCTCCGACGCCGAGGGTGGTGAGGCAGCCGTAGGCCCAGCCGAGGAGGAACGGGAGCAGCTCGGCCAGCTGCTTGGCGGGGTCCTTCATCAGGGCGCGGTAGCCGGGCCACCAGGTGACGACCTGGTGGACGAGGAGGCAGATGCCGACGGTCACGCCGCCGAACGTCACGTAGTTCACGGGGGGTCCTTCAGTGGCGGATGGCCACGGCGAGCGCGGCGAGGGTGAGGACGAGGGCGCCCGTGCCGAGGACGGGCTGCACGGTGCGCCAGTCGACGAGGGCGAGGCCGGCCAGTGCGCCGACGGCGGCGACGGCGAAGAACACGGCGAGCAGCACGGGTCAGCCCGCGCGGTGCAGCGGCGACGGCCGGGACGGCAGCGCGGTCAGATGCGGCTCGCGCTCCTCGACCTCGCTGCGCAGGGGTCCGCGCAGCGTGGATCCGCCGGGGGCGACCATGCCCGCGGCGAGGATCGCAGCCCGCATCTCACCGGTCGTGGGCCGGTAGCCCTCCTCGTACAGCTCGCGGATCACGGCGCAGCGCGGGTCCGTGTACGTCGGTCGCTTCGGTCGCTGCTCCTCGGCCGCGGGCTCGATGGCCGGCTGCTCCTCGGAGGGCGAGACGGCCGGGGCCTGCTCGGGCTTCGGCGGCACGACCGGGGCGAGCTGCTCGACGGTCACCACCAGCGGGGCCGGGACGGCGCGGGTGCCGAACCACAGGTGCAGCTGCCGCATCAGCGCGCCGAACGCCAGCAGCGCTGCCACCGGCGGGACCGCGGCCACGGTGTACTCCAGCGGCTGGGCATGGGCGCCGACACCAGCCACGTTCAGGCCGATTGAGCCGAGCGCGCCGATCGCGGTGAGCGCGATGGCCCACGGGTCGACGGCGCGCAGGTAGGAGGCGCGGAGGATGAGCAGCTCGCCGGCCAGGTAGAAGAGGTCGAGGACGGCGGGCCAGGCCCAGGCACGGGCGGGGTCGACGCCGAGGCCGTTGCGGGCGGCGACGTCGTGGAGGTGGTGGTACGAGAGCCAGAAGGCGATGCCGGTGATTCCGGTGATGAGGGTGGCGGCGCCGACGGCGAGGCCGAGTCCGCTCGTAGCCGGGGGTGGCTGGTTGTGCGTAGGCTTCGGTGCAGCCATGGGAGTCACGTCTCCGGTGGTCAGAGCCTCGGCCGGTGTGCAACCACCGCCGGGGCTCGTTCAGTTGTGGGGCGTCGTCGGGCGTCGTCGGCCTGTCGTGACGCGGTGTCGGCTACCCGACACGGTTGATGGTAGCCGACACGGCGACGGGTGTGCAGACCTACGCTCCGCCGGGGAGGTGACGGGTATGGCCGACGAGGTGGATGAGGCGCGCGAGGCTGCGGACCAGGTGCTCGCGGCGGTGCGTGCTGCTCTGCGCCAGTTGGAGGCGATCCCGGACGCGGCTGTGCGGGCGCGTGCGGCGGGCCTGGTGCTGCGCGAGTGGGCTGGGGAGAAGACGCTCCCGGCGGAGATCCGGCGGCAGGCGGTCGACACGCTGCATCAGGGCGGGATGGACTTCCCGGAGATCGGTGAGGCGATCGGTACGGACCGGTCGCGGGCGTGGCGGATCTGGAAGGGCATGAGCTGACGACGACGCCCCGTCACCGGCCGTCGTCGGACGGGGTGACGGGGCGTCTGACCTGCGTCAGTCCCGGTGCGGCTGGTTCGGGTAGGTCACCCAGGCGTACGCCTCGGCGAGGTTCTTCAGGCCCTCCGCCTGCGCGGCTGCTCCTGCGTTCTTGCGCAGGTCGCTGACGGCGTCGGTGATGGCGGCGTAGAGGACTGCCTTCACTTCAGCACTGGGGGTGGGCTTCTGGTCAGCCATGGTGCTCCTCAGTCTGGTCGTGCTGGTGGTGCTGATCTGGACGTGTGGGGCGTACCGGTGGTTCCCGGTCAGACCCCTCGGTACAGCGGGCAGAGCGCGAGGTACGGGCGCAGGATGGCGAGGGCCAGCTCGGCGGGCGTCGGCTCGTGCACCCGCCGCAGCCACGGCAGCAGGCCGCGCACCTCGCCGGTGCCGTAGCCCTCGATCCAGTCGGGCGGGTTGTAGCCGGGGCAGGCGCTGAGGTCGATGGGCTGGTGCTGCTCGTCGATGGCGATGTGGGTGACGCCGGCCAGTTCCTCCCAGCCGTTCCCGCAGTCGACCCATGCGCGGGCGTTGGTCAGGTCCACGGTCATCCCTCCCCGCAGGTGTGGTCGTCCGGGTCGAAGGGCGTCCCGGTCTCGTCGTGCAGGACCAGGCCGTCGTCCTCGTCGTACCAGCCGTCGCCGCTCGCACCGCAACTGCCGCACTCCCACCGGCCCGCCAGGCTGATCCCGGTGAAGCCTCCGCTGCTGCTCACAGGGCCTCGAATTCCTTGCAGACGAGGTTGGCGGTGCTGTTGGGGTCGCAGGCGTCGCAGAGCAGGCGGCCGCTGACTCGCAGGTGCTCGCCTCGGGTGTGGCCGCAGACGCAGACGGTGCGCGGGTTGTCGGCCTCTGGTGCCTGGGTGCCAGGCTGCTCCCTGCTGGTGGGCTGCTCGGTGCCGTCGAGGGCGGCGAGGATGGCGGGCATGATCGAGTCGGCGAGGTCGCCGCGCCTCATGTCCTGCCGGTAGTCGGCGCGTTCGAGGGCCTCGGCGATCGGGCCGCGCAGGTTCCGCACGCGCTCGATGGCGGCCTGCGCCTCCCGCGCCTCGCCCTCGGCCTTCGCCACGGTGGCGGTCATCTCGTCCACCAGGGCGACGTCCCCGCCCTCTGCCTCCAGCATGCTGCGCGTCAGCCGCGCCTCCCTCTTGGCCTCGGCCCACTGCCGGTTGCGGAGGCGGAGCTGCGCCCACAGGTTCTGGATCGTGGTCGGGTCGCCACCTGCCGCACGGATGCCGGCACGGAGGGTGCGCAGGTCCCGCAGGGCAGACTCCCGTCCGGCGCGCTGTTCCTCGGCGTCCTGCTCGGCTGCCTCCTCGCGGCCGATCGCTGCGTCAGCGCGCTCCTTCTCGGTGCGCAGCACGTCGCTGAGGTGGCGGGCTCCGTCGCTGTACTCGTCGACCATGAGGCCGAGCCGTCGTGTCTCAGCCCGCGTGGTCTCAGCCTCGCTCATCTCGGTCTCGACGTGCTGGCGCAGAGTGCGGGCCTCGTCGGTGGTGAGGGTGCGCCCGCGCTGGACGCAGGTGAGGAGGACGAGCAGGGACTCGCGGCGGGCCCACCGGAGTAGCTGCTCCTCGACGGCGGCCGGAGCGACCATCCCGGCTTGGCGGCGCGCAGTGTTCACATCCGCCGGGGCGCGGTCGGTGGGGCAGCCGCACCCCCAGTTGTGCGTCTCGGGCGTCGGGCACGGGCTGAAGGCACTGCACCCGCAGGGACCCGCCGCAGTGCGGGACGTGCAGCGGTTGCCGGGGGTGTGCCAGTTGTACGGGTGGGGGCAGCGGGCGCAGGGCGTCGCGAGGGAGACGGGCTGTCGGACGGGCGTCGTCGGGGCGTCGTCGGCAGCGAGGGCGCGCTGCTGGTCGGTGGGTGACAGGCCGTCGGCGACCCGTCGGACCTGCGTCGTCAGGGCGTCGAGAGCGCGGACGACGGCCCGCGCGTCCGGGCTGGGCTGGCTCATGCGTGGTGGTCCTTCCGGGTACAGCGGGTCGGGTCGTGCTCGGCGCCCGCGGACGTCCACCACAGCTCGCAGCACGCCCCGTTGAGGACGTCGGCGACGGTCCGGTCCTGCGCGGTGGTGAACGGGCGGGACGCCTGCTCCAGCTCGGTGAGCAGCGCATGGATCTGGCTGCACTGCTGGACGGCGTGGCTGATGGAGGTGAGGCAGAGCAGGGAGCAGGCGGCGAACAGGGCGGTGTACGGGGGGCTGTGGTGTTGCCAGCTGACGACGGCGCAGTGGGCAAGGGCGAGGCTGGCGGCGGCGAGGAGAGCGGCGAGGACGCGGCCTGCGCGGGTCATCGGCTGACTCGGATGACGGCGAGGGGGACGCGGGCGGCGATCTGGCCGTGGAGTTCGCGCAGGCGGCGGAAGGCGTGGGGGTCGCGGCGGGAGAGGCGGCCGCGGGTGGTGGCGGGGAGGGCGCGCCAGCAGGCTGAGCACAGGTAGTGGCCGCGGTGTCGGCGGGCTGGGCAGGCGGGGCAGTTGAGTTCCATGGTCATCTCCTGTGGCGGTGGTTGCGGATGGCGGTGGCGAGGGCGAGGGCGCCGGCGGCGAGGAGGAGCAGGCCGCCGACGGCCCAGCAGGTGAGGGCGAGGAGGACGTACAGGCCGGGCTCGGGCATGGCGTTCATCCGGCGAGGGCGAGGCGCTGTGTGGCGATCTGCAGGCCTCGCCGTGCGTCGGCCGACTTGCGGGCGTCCCACGCTGCGCGGGCCCTGTCACCTGCCGCACGGTCCCGCTCCCGCTGCTCCCTGCGGTCCGCCCTCAGCGCCTCTCGGCAGTCGTCGCACACCGGCTCCCCCAGCCGGCGGTGGATGAAGTAGCCGCGCGACGACCCTCCGGCCGCGTGCTCGGCCTCCAGCTGCGCCCGCCGCTCCGACTCGACGAGCGCCTCATGCGCAGCCACGCACTCGCCGCACGGCTGCTCCCGGTACGAGAAGTGCGCCCGGTACGCCCGCTCGCTGCCGCACACCAGCCGGATCCGGCCCAGCTCGTCGAGCCGATGCTGCTGCCCCGTCCAGAACTGCCGGCGGTCAGCGAGCGTGGTCCCGCCCCAGACACCGCTGACTTCCCGGTCGTCGAGGGCGTACTGCGCGCACTCCCGCCGGATCGGGCACTCCTCGCAGAGGGCGATGGCGCGGTCCCGGTCGGTGCTGCTCTTGCTGAACCACAGCTCGGGGTCGGTGGTGCGGCAGGGCAGGCCGGGGGTGGTGGCGGTGAGGGTGTGGAGGCTGGTCATGTGGGCCCTCCCTGGAGGTTGGTCGTGGGGCGGTTGGCTGGGTGCTGGTCAGGTGGTGGCGGGCTGGGGGAGGGATGCGCGCCAGACGTCGACGACGGCCTTGGGGACGCGGCCGCGGTCGGGGCAGTCGACGCCGGTCTGTGCGGCCCAGGCGCGGACGGTGGCGGGGTCGTAGTCGCGGGTCGGCTTGCGCTTCGTCGGCGGAGCGAGTTCGGCTTCGCGGGCGCGGAGTTCGGCCAGGCGCTGTTCCAGCTGCTGCGCCTCGGTGGTGATGGCGGTCAGCTCCTGGTCGGCGGCGTGGCGTTGGCGCAGACCGGCCAGGGCGATGCGGGCGCGGGCCGCCTGGTCGCGGACCTCGACGTCGTCGTGCTCGTCGCCCCACTTGAGGAGCCGGCCGACGGGCAGCTGCTCCGGCTCGATGGCGGGGGCGGGCCTGAGGTGTACGTCGGCGCCGGCCTTCAGCTGGACGTCGACGACTGGGCGTGTGGTGTGCGGGGCGGGTGCGCTGGTCATGTGCTGGGTCCTCTCGCTGAGGAGGTGGAGGCGGTTGTGGCGGGCGGCGGCGGGTCCGCCTTCGTGGTCGATCTGGTCGAGGAGGCGGCGGAATGCGGCGATGGTCATGCGCTGTGCCTCTCTCGGGCGGTGGCGGGTTCGCAGCGGGCGTGCATGCGGCGGTCGGGTCGCCGGGGGTCGGGCATGATCGGGCGGTTGCAGCCGGGGCAGGTGCGCCACGTGGTGTGGTCGTCGGGGTCTGGCTCTTGGGAATCGATCTGCTCTTCCGAGCCGCCCACTACCTGAGGTTGGAAACCGACCTCAGCCAGTTCTTGGGGAAACCCTGGGAACCCCCCTGGGTTGTTCGGGGCGCTGTCCCCCGAACCATTCGGGGCGCTGTCCCCCGAACTCCAACGGGGCGCTGTCCCCCGAACTTCTTCAGCCGTACCGCCGGTAAGTTCGGGGCGCTGTCCCCCGTTCTGGTTCGGGGCGCTGTCCCCCGAACTTTCGGCCGGCTGGTCCCACCCCGGAGCCCGCTTCCGGGCAGTCGACTTCAGGTAGTCCTCGGCCGCCAGCCAGTCCGGGAAGGGGTGCGGAATGATCGCGTACCGCGTCGCCTTGCCCCGCTTCCGCTCGCCGAGGACACGCACGACACCGGCACGGATCGCGGCCTCCATGTAGCGGCGTGCGTCCTTCTCGTCGGCGCACGCCGCCTTGGCGATGTCCTGGATACGGATGGGCTTGCGGTCGCTGGCGAAGGCGATCTCGCCGCTGGCGTTCGCGAGGTTGCGCAGCTGGCACAGGAGCAGGGGCAGGCCGGACCGCCGCAGGTAGGTGGACATCTGGCGTGTCCACTTCCACGACAGGGCGTTACCGAAGGCGTTCGGCACGCTGCCGCTGGTGCGGCTGTCCTGCTCGTCGCTGCTGCTCAACTCGATCTCATCTCAGGTGTGGTGCGGAACCGATCCGGCAAGATCCGCCCGGGGCGGGAGTCGTCGCCCCGGGCGGACCCGGTCAGCGGACGTACTCGTCGCGGCGGCGCTGCTCCTGGCGCGCGCGGTGCGCCTTCAGGTCGTCCTCGGTGGGCTTGGAGTCCGTGATGTCGAGGAGTGCGGCGTCAGGGCGCTGCGGGCCCTCGCCGACCTCGTCGAGGGTTCCGTCGATCTGGCGGCCCCTCCACATGGCTCGCTTGGCGTCCGCGAGGGCGGCGGCGTCCTCGTCGGAGCGGGCGACCTCGCACGAGGTGACACGCACCTTCACCTCGGGGTCCTTGCCCTCGCCTTCGGCGTGGCCGGTGTACGCCTTGGAGGTCAGCTCGACGATGGCGAAGACGGTGCGGCCGGGCTTCTCGAAGAGGCCGCGGCGCTGCTCACGGCTGAGGCTGACCTCGATGGTGGCGGCGGCCGAGTCGAGCTTCACGGTGGGGACGTCGGCGGGGTTCAGCTTGGGCATCAGGTGGTTCCTTTCAGGCGGTAGGCGGCCTGTGCTTCGGCGGCCTGGATGGCGAGGGCGTCCTCGGCGCACGTCTTGTGCGCCGGGGCACGGTGGGAGTCACGGAGCTGAGTCGGGAACCCGCAGTACCGGCACGGCCGGGGACCGGAGTGGTCCCAGTGCGAGGAGTCGGTCCAGTCGAGAAGCTGGCCCGGCCGGTACGCGGGCTCGGCCGGCGGGGCGCGGCGCCGCTTGCGGCCGGTCATCGTGCGGCTTTCGTCGTGCCCGTGCGGCGTAGCCGGTTGTCCGCGCCCGTGTTCGCCTGACGGCAGGGCCCGCAGATCTCCGTCCCCTCCCGCAGATGCTTCTGATAGCCGGGCCGGGTGCCGCAGGTGGCGGGTTGCCGGGGCTTCTTCGGCGCTGCGGTCGCAGCCTTCGGTGCCGAACTGCGCTGCCTCTTTGCCAGCTCTCTGCGCTCGGCAGCGGTGAGTCCGCCGTAGACCCCGAACCGGGCGGACGGGTCCTCGGCCCGGAACGCCTCGGCGAGGCACTGGCTGCGGACGGGACAGCTCGCGCAGACGCGCTTGGCTTGCTCCATGCGGAGCTTGGCCTCAGCGAAAAAGTCGTCGAGCTGCTGGCCTCGGCAGGCTGCTTGGTCCGCCCATACGAGGGCGTTCGGCACCCCGTTCATCGGGCCACTGCCCGGTAGCCGAGGGGGTCTTCGTCGGGGGCCAGGCCGCGGACGACGAGCACCAGCTGCCCGCCCTCCCGCTTCTCCCCCAGCCGCATATCCGGGCCGAGGACTCGGGTGTGGTCGTCGTCGTCGAACAGGCCTGCGTCGACCAGCCCGTCGACGGCGCCCTTGAAGGACGGGTACCAGTTGGCCGGGTCCCGGCGGACACCTGATGTGGCAGGACAGAGCACCCCGAGAACGTGTGCGCGCTGGAACAGAGGGCCCGGCTTGGCGGCGGCGAGGGCCTTCATGAGCGCGGGGCACTCCGTGACGGCCTCGTGCGTGGCGTTGCGGATGGCCTTGACGATGCGGGCGCGGCGCCGGGGGTGCTGGCTCTGGTTCGAGTTGATCAGTTCCAGGCCGGCGGGCAGTTCGATCACGAGGGGCCGGGGCCCGGCCGCCGTGGTGGCGGCCGGAACCTCGGAGTCGAACAGGGTGCTCACTCGACACCGCCGGGCGGGGTGCGGTCGGTGGTGACGGTGCGGCACGTCCAGCAGATGCGGCCGCCAGTGGCGAGGAACGCGTGCAGCCGGTCGACCTCCTCGACGGGGCACCATGCGGTGTCGTTGACGAGGGCCTCGACGGGGCGCAGCATCCCGACGACCGGGTCGGCGGGCTGCGCGGGCGGGAGGGCGGGGGCACGGTGGTGGCCGTGGCCGGGCCGGGCGAACATCCGGCAGAGGGAGGTGAGGGCGCTCATGACGTCGCCCCCGTCCCCGGCTGGCGAGTGGCCGGCCACTGCCCCGCGCCATCGGCGGGCGCGGACGGTGCGTCTGGAGTGGTGGGCTGCTGCTCGTGTTGCTGGCGGATCTCGCCCGCCGTCACGCGCTGCGGCGGGAACTCCTCCTCGACGGTGACCTCGCCGCGCCGGATCGACTCGGAGATGATCGACAGCTGGCCGAGGTCGAGGTTCGTCCACTTCCCCGAGGGGCGGCCGGATCGGTTCTCTTCAAGCTGTTCGACGGTGACGCCGAGGCCCTCGAAGTGGGCGATGCAGTCGGCGGTGCGCTGCGCGAGGGGCTTGTCGCCCTGCCCGTTCTCGACGGTGTTTGTGGCGATCGTCTTGGCCTGCTCCCGGAACCAGTCGGGCAGCACGCTGAAAATCATTTCGCGGAGGCGGCGCGCGCCGTTGTTCGAGTTGTTCTCGTAGACGTCGCGCGGGTCCTCCAGGCGGGTGCCTCCCGAGTCCTTCGTCCACCGGGTGTGCGGCACGATGAACGTCGTGGACGCGCGCTCGTTGGTCTCCAGGTCCCACGCCCATGCCTGCATTTCCGACTCGCCGTTGGCGTCGTCGCGGCGCAGCTCGTGGACGCCGTAGTGGATGTTCGTCCAGCAGCGGGCCAGTTCCTTGGCGAACTGGATGGTCTCGCCGGACACCTGTGAGGTGCCGCGGCGGAAGCGGAAGAACGAGCGGACGGCGAGGCTGTGCTGCTGGAAGCCGGTGCGCATCTTCGCGATGGCCTGCGCCTCGTTGCGGGGGAACTGGCGGGCCACGATGACCGCGGCCTGCACCTCGGCCACCGCGCGGGACTGCTCAACGGCGGTGCCCTGCCCGACGAACGCGGGGGCCGGGGCCGCAGGGACAGCGAACTGATCGGCGGGAGCGGGGTAGTTCACAGGTACTCCAGGGTGTCTCGGGTCTCGGCCCAGCCGGGCAGGGCGACGGGCACGACGTCGTCGCTGTAGCCGGGCCAGTAGCCGGTGGCGGTGCAGCGGGCGAAGGTCTCGAGGGCGCGCCGGTTGCGGGCGGCGCCGATCCGCCGGGCCGTCGCGTTCACCTCGATCACGGTGATCACGTACGGGGCGGTCTTCTCCTGGCAGACGAAGACGAACGCAGCGTCGGGCCCAGCGATGTCGAGGGCGTGGCAGGCGGACCGGTAGGTGTCGTCCTGCTGGTGGTAGCCGAACTCTTCGATCGCCTTCCGCAGCTTCTCGGGGTGCGCCGAGCGGCACGTCTTGTAGTCCGGGATGATCAGACGCCCTGAGCGCGGGTTGGGCAGCCAGTCGAGTCGGGCCCGGCGCATCACTCCGGTGGGGGCGTCGCGCCAGAACAGCGACCGCTCGGGGGTGCCGTGCTCGGGGTCGAACAGCAGCGAGGCGACGGGGTGCCGGCGCAGGGCGTCGGCCATGTCGTGCACCAGCTGGTAGTCGGCGGGCTTCAGCGGGACCTCGCCCGCCTCGCGGGCCTTGAGCACCGCAGCCTTGGCCACGTTGGTGTTCCAGGTCTCGTGCTCGATCTTGCGCAGCGTCGGGCCGTTGCCGAGCACCAACTTGTGTGCGGCGTTCCCGATGTCCCACACCTTCTTCGCGGGCTGGGTGTGGTCCTGCTCGTAGCGGAAGTGCGCAGGGCTGGACTCGATGATCGTGCGGGCGCCGCTGGAGGAGAGGGCGTACCGGTGGGAGTGGTACGTCTCGTTGTCCATGTCGTAGATGCCGGGCTCGGTGATGGGAGCCGGGCCGGCGGCCGGGGCCTGAGCCCCGGCCGGCGCGACGGTCGTCATGAGCGGATGTCCTCCTCCGGTGTCGCGGCGGCGGCCGCCCACGCCTTCCACTCGGCGCGCTGGACTCCGTAGCGGGAGGGCTGGACGGCGGTGGCGGCGGTCTGCGCGAGGGTGGCGTGCACCTGTGCGGCGGCCAGCACCTCGGCGGTGCCGTCCTCGATCACGAGGGCACCATGCGAGTTCTTGCAGCCCTTGAGGAGGCGCTCGGCCTCGCGGTAGTGCTCGGGGCCGGTCATGAGCGGCCGTCCTTCCCGGTGGTCGTGGCGGTGTAGAAGCAGCGCGGGGTGCCGTCGCCGTGGCGGTCGAGGTGGCCGAGCCGGTGCAGGTTGGCCAGCAGACGGCGAGCCGTCGCCCGGTACACGTGGGTGCCGGTGAGGCTGCGGCAGGCGGCTCGGGCGCGGCCGGTGGTCCACTCGCCGCCCTCTGCGCGGGCCAGGGCCAGCAGCTCCCGCCGCAGGCTCCGTCCGTGGAAGGGGTGCGCCGAGGGCTCCTCGGGGGCGAGTTCGTACGCGCGCTGCCCGGCCGCGACGATCGGGATCAGGTAGCCGCGGCGGGCGAGGTCTCGCAGGTCGCGCCGTGCCATGCCCCGGCCGATGCCCTTCCACTCACCCGCCGCGTAGATACGGAGGGCGTCGCTGGTCCTGACGGCGGTACCGAGGGGCGTCAACGCGCCGAGCAGGTAGGCGCGTCGGGCGTAGGTCTCCATCAGGACGCCCTCCGGTCCTGCTGCGTGGGCAGCGGGTTCGCGGCCAGGTGGCGGCGCGTCGCGGCGTGCGACGGGTGCTTGATCACCCGCGCGCCCCACGGACGGCCCGTGTCCTCGTACGCGACCTGGTCCGCGACGTCCATGTCGTCGGCCTCGAAGTCGTCGGGCTGATCGGTCATCGCTCCAGTCCCTTCACGACGACACAGCAGCCGAGGAACCACAGGGCCATGAAGGCGGCGACGAACAGGATGGTGATCACTCGTCGGCCTCCTCGTCGTACGAGGCGGCGACATCCAGCGGCGTCACCACGTAGCCGGTGCCACGGATGAGCCCGCCGGTCTCGGCCGGGGTGATGTGCAGCTCGTACTCGGCGTCAGGGCCGATGTCGTCGGCAGACCAGCTCATGTGCAGGATCGAGCCCTCGGGCTCCTCCTGCTTGACCTTCGCCTCGCAGTGCGCCTGCGCGGCCTCGCGGCTGGTGTAGAGGCCCATCACAATCGAGTCGTGCGACGCCCGGAACACCGTGCCCTGCGCGGCCTCCAGTCCGGTGATCCGGTCCCGCTGCCTCCGCAGCGCCTTGGCGGCATCGTCAACCCATTCGTTCGTCTGGTGCCGCTCATCCCGCAGCGCAGCTACCTCAGCCCGCGCTTCACGCCGCCCACGCTGCGCCGACTTCAGCGCCAGCCGCAGCCGTGCTGTGTCCTGCTCTTCCTCCCAGAGGGACAGGCTCACGCCGGTCAGCTCGTCGAGCGCCTGGTCCAGCGGCGAGCGGGCCGCCCTCACCGGCATCGGCAGGGCGTCCGCCGATCCGACAATCCCGTGCTCCGCCAGCTCGGCCAGCGTGGCCGTCAGGTACTCGGGGCAGGAGCACGATCCCGTCACCGCGTACAGGCCGCGGCCGGCCGCCGTCACCGCGCGCCGCTGCCAGACGGTGCCGTCCTTCGTGTTCACGACCAGCGGGTCGTGTGTCATCGGGGCGCTCATGCCGCCACCGCCACACCGGCCAGCGCCGACACCGGGCACGACACGTGCACGTCCACCAGGACGTCACGCCACCGCGACTCCAGGTGGAACGCTCGCCGCTCCTCGTCGCGGAAGGAGTGCGTGTGCTCGCACACCGTGCCGCCGAGCGCCTCGTGCCACGCGGCCACGACTTCGCGGGCGTCCACGTCCATCATGAGGTCGCCCTGCAAAACGCCGGCGTACATGCCGTCGCGGGGGACACGCCAGTTCAGCAGGGTCAGTCCGGGGTGGTCCGTGAGCAGCTGCGTCAGCGCGATCGCTGCGGTGAGTTGGGTCTGGGATGATGTGGCCACTGGGGCCTCTCTTTCTCGCGATTGGTGGGGGCGCCGGTCGTTGGGTCGCCGAGCCGGGAAAGCGGGCGGCCCTTCGGCGCGTTCAGGGGTGGATCAGGCGGCGGCGGGCTTGGCCGCGGTCTTCTTCGCGCGGCGCGCCCTCGCCGAGGCGAGCGCCATCTCCGCGTAGTGCGCCTTCCGCAGGTGCTCGGTGACGCGGGCGATCTGCTCGTCCGTGGCCGTCGGGTGCAGTTCGCGGGCCTGCTTCTCAAACCGGCCGGCGGCCGCGGCTCGCGCCTTCGCGGTCCGGCTCTTCGGGTCGAGCGTGTTCGCCCAGCTCTTGTGCACGGCGAGGCGAGCCCGGAGCGAGCGCTCCTGCGGGTTCAGTTCCGTCGGCACGAGGTGCCTCCTTGTGTGTCAGCGGGTCTCTGTCCATGTCCATGGACATGGACACAGGGTGAAAAAGAGCGCGTGGGGGGAGGCGGTATGCCTGCGCTACTCGCTGCGCCTCGTCTCCGCTGACGGTTGGCCGAGTCTCGTGGACGAGGGCGTCCACCTTGCTCTTGCTCAATCCCACAGCTTCGGCGAGTTCGCGGATGCTTCCCGGCTCTCCCGCGTCGGGGCTGTCGAGCAGCCGTCTCAGCAGGTCACCGGAGTGCAGTCGGTAGCGGTAGTCCACGGTTCTCCGTTCGTGTCCACGTTTCTGGACACGGGAAGCATCGCACTTAGTACAGAGCTTGTCCAGCTTTCTGGACAAGCGGTGTCCACAGATCCGGGCAACGACTCGGCCAAAGATGGGCACCCGGTGGTGTCGGCTGTCCATGACCGTGGACAATGGGTGTCCACGCGCTGAGGGTTGCCTAACACCACTCAGGCTGGGACGTTTCGCTGAGACCGCAGCGACAACGTGGACAGCTGGTAAGGGAGAGACCGGATGTCGGATCATGGGGAAGCGCTCACGCGCCTGGTGCAGGAGCACGTAGGCCGGGGACGCCGCCTGACGTTCCGAGCTTTCGAAGAGCAGGCCGTCGACCCTGTCACTGGCCGCCGCATCAGCAAGTCCACCGCCGAGAACGTCGCCCGAGGGCACCAGATCAAGGTGACCCCCGAAGTCCTGCGCGCCATCGCCGCCGGCATCGGCGTGGATCTCAGCCTCGTACGGGCAGCGGCCATCCAGCAGTACATCGGAATCGAGATCAGCGATCCGTTCGGCACAGCCCCGGATGACGACGATGACGCCGTGGTGCGCGTGGCCCACGAAGTCGGCGCAACCGCCGCTGAGTTGGAGATGGCAAGGCGAGTTCTGGACAACCCCGAGGGTGAACATAACTCCCCGTAACCTTGCCTGGCCTGCACCTTTTCATGCAACAGACGGTTTAACTTCAGCCACACGGGTGACTGTCTGATTGCACACGTGGCGCGTAGAGTGATCGAACCTCGTGCAGGTCGAACGTACGTGCGAACGGTGCTGCGTGCCCTCGCGCGTCCGTGGATAGGGGGTCGAGTGGAGGCACCGCAGGTAACCGTCTACGCAGCGGATCTCGGAGGAAGAGCACCAGCCGCACTACGCGACAGTCGAAACGAATACCGGCTGGCCATCGACTTCAGCCGCCCACCCGAAGAGATCACAGCGAGCCTGACCCTGCTCTTCCAGGAGAGCATCGACACGCGCCGCTGGACGCGTCGGCAGGAGTCAGACGACGAGGGGGAGGCGGGACACTAGCCCGCCTCCCCGTGCATCACTTAAGGCGATCTCCCGGGCTCAGGTCCCGGTGTTGCTGCCGCGCCCGTTCCTCGCCTGCGGACGCGCCGTACCGCGACAGCATCTGCCGGGACCGCCATCCCATGATCCGCATCAGCGCGTCCTCGTTCCCCCCGCCCACCTTCCACAGGTGAGCGAACGTGTGCCGGAACTGGTGCGGGTGGATGTGCGGGATGCCGGCCTCCTTGCACCGGTTCTCGATCATCGTCCCCACACCCCAGACGGTCATGGCCTCCCGCCGCTTCACGCTGAACCACAGAGGATCCGTAGGCGTCAGCTCACGCCCCAGGTACTTGCCAGCCGCCCGCAGATACCGGTCCATTGCCACCGCCGTAGCCCGGCCGAACGGCAGCGGCCGCTCCCGCCCCCCCTTGCCCTGCACGTGCAACACCATCAGGTCCAGATCGAGCGCGGCCTGAAGCCGTTCGGTCACCTCGGCCAACCGGCCGCCCGTGTCGAGGAACATCATCAGGATCGCCGTGTCCCGGCGCTGCTTGTACGCCGTCCCCTTGCACACCCCCAGCAGCTTCTTCAGCGCGTCGTCAGAGATGACGGGCACCTCCACCTCGGGCAGCTCGGGCGCCTTCATGGTCCGCATGGGGGACCGGTCCATCTCCTCCTCGTCCACCAACCAGTTGAAGAACGTCTTCAGGCTGCGGAAGTGCTGGTGAGAATTGCCGGCCGAGGTGCGCTCCCGAAGCCGGGTGATGTGCACCTCGATGTGCTCGCGGTGAATCCCGTCCCGGCCCTCCAGGGCGGTCGGCGCCGGGCGCGCCTCTGCGTCCTCCGGTTCATAGGACAACAGGAATTCGCGGAGGTCTTTCGTGGCGCGTGCGTAGATCCGCTGTGTGTTATCGGACAGGTTCCGGGCGCGAAGGGAGCGGGCCCAGGACGCGGCCAGGGGACCGATGTCGTACGGCGTGCGTTCGCTCAT